TGATGCGGAAGGCTTGGATCTCCTTCGAGCTGTCGCCGTCTTGGTCGAGGAACAAGAACTCGTCTACGTCCAACGCGGCGTAGGCGAACGCCTTGGCCCACATTGCGCAGGTGTCGATGAACTCCCGCGTCATGTCGAGGTTGTAGCCGATGTAAAATACGTCCATGCCAGCGGCACGTTTCTGCGCGCCTGCGGTAAACACAGCATCAGCACCGATGCCCCAGGTCGCACCGATGCGACGGGACTTTTCACATACGACAACTTGATTCCGCGCCGTCGCCTCGAGCAGGCGTTGTTGGTACGGCAGCAAGACAGGCGCCTGAGAGGCCGATGAATCCTCAGGCTCGACTTGATCGCCGACACCGCTCACAGAAGTCACTGGCTTCGGAGTGCTCGCTCTCCGCTGCCTCTTTCCTCGGCTCTTTGGTAGTGCTGCCGCCATCACTGTTTTCGGATCCCAAGGACCCGCTCCTTGATGGCGTTGATGGTTTCGGTGGAGACGCCGCGCTCCGTACCGGCAGCCTCCACCGCCTTCGCGGCTTCCTTCGCGACGCGGTCACGGATCTTCATTTCGGTGTCGACGTTGAGTCGCAGTGCCGCTTGTAGATCGCGCACTGCACCCGAGATCGCTGCCACCTCTTTGACATCGAGCTCTTCACCCTGTGCGATTTGCATCCGCGTGCGTAGCAGCAGCGCTTGCATGCTCTCGATCACGAGGCGGCCATTGTCGCCGTCAGGCACATCGGCGAGCTCGCGGCCGATTGCCATAGCCATCTCCCGCGACATACGAATGTCTCGCGCAACGTCCTCGAGCTGTTGGCTGTAGCGATGAACCGCGCTCTTGCTGACGTCCGCACCGAGGGTCTTCATGTGCGTGACCACTTGCTCGAGCGTGTAGCGCCCATCGACAAGCAAGCGGTCCACCTCGGCACGCAGCTCAGCGTCGAGCTTCTTGATTGAGCTCTTGCGTCCCATGGTCAGCCTGGGCTTGGACGCTTGACGCCCGGGTGAGTCGTACGGCCCTGCGAAACGTCGATGCCGCGTTGGGTAACCCTGGCCACGTGCACCTTTTCGTGCACCACCTCGAGCTCGATGAGATCTTGCTCAGCAAGCCACGCCAGATCGCTCTGCACGCGGTCACGCGAAACGATGTGTCCCATGCGCTCGAGACCAACTTGAAGCACCGAGTCGTTGGTCGTGTAGCCCTCTTGCGTCGTCAGCAATCGCAGGACAACCAAGCGCCGGTCTTGCAATACGTGCTCGCTCCAGTTGCTCATCCGAACTCCTTGCGCATGAACTGATCGATGCGCGCGTACTCCTGGCGACTGGTCTCGCGATACTCGCGCAGGTCTTCGCGCAACTGCTTGATCGTTTCGTTCACCGACTTCAGTCGCTCATCGAGCACGTGCACATTGGTGCTCACGCCGCCGAACTCGCCCGAGTCAGGCAGGTGTTTCACGCGCTCACTGAAGACATCAACCCGACCGCTCGTTGCCTCGACTTCCTTGCGCAGTTGCGCCACGTCCTTGGCAGTCGCGCTCTGTTGGTTCATCAACCACGAGTAGAACCCAACGCCCAATGGCAGCAGGAACGATGCCCACTCACGGACCTGATTCCAATCAGTCACACCGCTCGGAGTAGCAGTCGCATTCTTGTCTGTTCACCACACAGACTCTGTGGTGAACCGCGCTCTCTATCTGGTGCAGAGAATCGACGTGGCAGGTCTTACTTGATCAGCGACGAAGATCACAAGCGCCCAACCAAGGACGCGCGAGACGGACCCGACAGACGTGGTCGACGCCCACGCATCGTGCGCAGCAAGACCATCGACGTGCGACGCCTGCCACTATACGAGCTCGAGCTGCAGCGGTTGCTCTACCCACCAGAGGAGACATGGCGACCGCGGTCACGCGCTGAGTGTGTGGATGCCGCGCGGCCATGCCCGTATGTTGGCTGCAGACATCATCTCTATCTTGACGTCAACGAGACGGGGACCATCAAGCTGAACTTCCCAGACCTGGAACCATGGGAACTTGAGCACAGTTGCAGCCTCGACGTGGCGGACGAGGGTGAGCAGCGTCTCGAGGACGCAGCTGGGTTGATGAACATCACACGCGAGCGAGTGCGGCAGATCGAGCTCCAAGCCCTTGGGCATCTCGAGACGCGTGTGCTTGCGGAGTTTGCGGATGCGCCGGATCCGACGAGGTCACGGTGTCGTTAGCGCTTCTTAGTTCGTGACTTGGGCAACGCGGCCAGCACCAGGGCATCCTCATGACAGCGCACAACAAGCTCCGCGAGCAATGGCCACTGATCAACGGTGAACCACTCTCGCCCAAACTGGGTCTCACCAACAATATCGACGGTGCGATTCATCAAAGTCTGACTCTGTGCATCCGCCAGAACCCAGCCCTTCTCACCGTACAAATCCCGAAGGCGAGGCTCAAGAGAGAGCCGAAGAAACAGGAACAGGTATTGGGCTCGCTCCAATGGCGTCGACGCTCGCTGCGCTCTCTCCAGAACCTGCCCGACTTCGTTGCTGCTGCGCACAGTCTCGGGATCATCAGTTGTGGACCAGCGGGGCTCAACGCGGTTCATCCCATACAAGAGCCATTCCACGTCTTTCCCGACCAGGCTTGCCAACTTGCCCAGGAGTTCATCGGACGGAACCTGACCGGCTCTCCAGTTCGCGACTGCGGCGCGAGTGCACCCCATCGTCCTTGCAAGCTCCGATGCGTTGCCGCTGAACCGGCTGGTGATGAGGTCTTCCAGTCGGCGGGCGAACGCCTGATTTTTCTTGGCCATCGTGTCAACCGTCCAATTGACATGTCAATTGACATGCGCAATAATCGGTTGACGATGGCACGGAGGACGAGGCCAACACAACGGAAGGATTGGCACCCTGAAGAAATCAAGGCCGCCATCCGCATGCGGGGTAGCACCCTCACGAAGCTTGGGAAACTTCACGGATACAACAGCCGCGCAGCTGTGAGCGCCGCACTGCGTCGCCCGTGGCCAAAGCTCGAAGCCATCATCGCCGAGTTTCTCGGCATGCAGCCAGAGACGATCTGGCCAAGTCGCTATGAGCAACGGGGTGAACAATGAGCACTCGCCCCACATCGACGCTCGTGGAGCTCACGGGTGAACCCGACTGGTCCACCGAGACCGAGCCAGACGAGCGCGCCGAGATCGCAGCGCTCTACTCGCGTCGCATCCCAGTCGCGCGCGTGCCCAGGTTCGAAGGTGAGGACACCGCGGCATGAAGGTCCTGGCATCGGTGACAATTCAACAGATTGCCGAATCGACTGGGCTTTCATTGAGGTCGATTCGACGGCGGTTGGGCGACTGCGGCTTTCGACTGATCGAGACCAAGGCGGGCGGGAAAGCGCGGAAGGAATACGCACTCGCTGACTTACCCGACGAGTGGCGCCGCCTGTTTTTGAGCCCGCACGTCGTCACCGAGCCACAAGCGGATTACCTTGGGCTCGGCTCAGCATCGGACACATGGGCCAAGGCGTCCGAGCATAAGCGCGCAGTGGCAACGCGGCGACTCAACGCCATCAACGCGCACGTTCATCACACGAGCGTTGGTCACACCGCAGGCGAAGCGTACGAACTGGTGCGCCAGGAATTCGATGTACCGCGCCGCACACTGCTTGAATGGATCAAGGACGCGGCAAAGTGGGAGCGTGTCGAGGACCAGCTCGCCGCGCTGTTGCCCAAACAGCGCAACCCAAACCCGAAGCGTCACCCGATTCATCCCGACGCCAAGAACGCGCTGATCACCCGGTACAAGACTCAGACCGGGCAGGAGTTCTCAGAGTGCTACTACCAATGGTGCGAGGACGACTTCCCGAAGCACTCCGAGTGGGGCACGCCGCCATCACTGAGCACCGCCCGGCGCCGCATCGAACGCACGCTGCCGGCGACATGGAAGCTCTTCAATCGCCAAGGACCAAAGGCCTTCACTCGGGCGTTTCCTTCGTTACGCCGAGACCACGGCAGCGTTGGCGGTTCACTTGCTTGGGTGAACGCTGACGGACACACGCCCGACGTGTTCGTTTCAATCCCAAGTCGCTACCCCAACGAGAAGCCTTGGAAGGGACGCGTATCGATCGTTGTGGTGCAGGACGTCTATAGCGGTTTCATCCTCGGCTGGGACATCTCACGCGACGAGGACAAGCACTCCGCCAACCGCGCCTTTGGTCGCGTGCTGCGCGACTGGGGAGTGTTCGACAAGCTCACCGTCGACAACGGGCACGCCTTTGCCAACACAGACATGACGGGCGGTCTGTCCAATCGCAAGCGCTTCAAGTTCCACCCTGGAGAGTTCGAGGGTTGGCTCGTCAGCATGGGGATCGATGTGAACTTCGCGCGTGTAGCGCATGGCCAGTCGAAGCCCATCGAGCGCTTCTTTCGCGACTTCGAAAAGGTCGTCGGTAAGTCGCTAGATGGTGCGTACACGGGACGCAGTCCACTTCACAAGCCGGAGAACTATGACGAGCGAGCGATCCCAATTGAGGAATTCACGCGCCTCGTCGAGCGAGGAATCGAACGAATCAACGGTCGCCCGACGCGGGCTGGCGTGTGCAACGGTCGTATCCGCAAGGACGTGTTTCTCGAAAGCCTGAAGGCCCGAGAGGAACGTGGTGAGATCCGTCGACCAACCGAAGCCCAGATCCGTTGGATGCTGCTGCCCGCCGAACGCAAGACGGTGCGCGCCAACTCCACGATCCAACTGTTCGGCAACGAGTACACGCACGACAAGCTCGTCGAGCTGCGTGGTCACAAGGTCAACGTCAAGTACGACCCCGACAAGTTGCATGGCGGGCTCTGGGTTTTCGAGTCTGGAAAACTCGACCCAATCTGCTTTGCTGAATGCAACGCCCCCGTCGGATACGGTGACGTCGAGGCGGCAGCAAGCGCGGCCAAGATCGAGCGTAGGCGACTACGCGCAGCACGCGACGAGTCGCGTGAACTCGGTACGCTGAAACGTCGCGAGCTCGTTGAGCGAGGGGAACACACCCCTGCCGTGAAGCCTCGACGCGAGCGCTCTAACGTTGTGGCCGGCGACTTCAATGCGGCGCACCGCCCACCTCGAGAGCGACTGCCCGATGGCATCACACAGGCACAGGTCGAGGAAATGAAGCAACGACTGCTGCGCGGCAGCGGGCGTGCCACAGGATAACTGAGCCCCAAGAGTTACGACCTCTTGGGGCTCCACTCACCGCAACCCCCAACCGCAATGAGCAGAGGAAAGGCAGAAGCAATGAGCAAGGCCAACAATATCACACCACCCGACGCAAGTAACCCCATCGTCTTGCCGGCCGTCGACCTCCGAGAGCAGCTGCGCAAAACGCTGACCGTTCTCAACGTCGGCGTCAGCACCGTGGCAAGACAGCTCGGTCTCGCCAAGTCGACGCTCCACAACTGGCTCTCAGGCAAGCGCAAGAACAAGCGCGGCGACAGCAGTCAGCTCGAGGCGAACGTTGCAGAGTGGCTCGCACAGCACCCACTGCCAGCGGAGCCTGAGCCCGTCGAGGACGACGAGGACGAAGGCCCCATTGACGGAAGCCCAGGCCCAGGCGACTTCGCGATAACACCGATTAGCGAGACCATCTGGCACGCGTTCGCGCATGCCCAGAAGAACGCCGACATGGTCTGCGTGTTCGGGCCGCCTGGTGTTGGGAAGACCGCGACGATCGGTGACTACGTCGATGACCGTGAGGGCGATGCGTGGTGTGCCACGATGTCTCCCTCGAGCTCGGGCCTTTGCCAAGCAATCGAGGTCGTTGCGCATGCGGTCGGACTCAAGCACGCGAGCGGCGGCGCGCGCCGCCTGCGCGACGCGATCATCGTGCGCATCAAAGGGCGCAAGGGACTGCTCATCGTGGACGAGGCGCAGCACTTGTCGATGGCCGCGGTCGAGGAACTCCGCGCCATTCATGACGCAACCGGAGTCGGGCTCGCGCTGGTCGGTAACGAGCAGAGCTACACTCGATTCCTCGGTGGATCACACGCTGCCAATTACGCGCAGATCAACAGTCGCATCGGCCTCAAGCTGAAGATCGGAAAGCCGGAGCGCAAGGATGTCGCGGCCATCGCAGCGACCTACGGCGTTACCGATCGAGACTGCATCGATCTGCTCATGCGCGTTGCGAGTCGTCCGGGCTCGCTGCGCGCGGTCGTCAAGATGCTGAAGCTCTGCGTTTCGGGTCACGTGAAGATCGATATCCTGTCACTCACCGCGGCACGCGACATGATCGGAGCGGAAGCGTGAAGCTGCCTCGCACCGTCAACGTGAAACACATGGGCTCAGGCGCGCGGCGCGCGTTCGAGTTTCATGGGTTCGACGCACGCAAGCGCACCGTCATCCTTCGTTTCGGCAACGCCGGTGACTACGACTTCTCTTTGCGCTCTGGCCAGGGCATCGACCTCGCGAGCTACTGGGTGATCGAGGACCTCGAGCCTCTGCGCACAGAGGCAAGCGCGTCGTTCTTTCCAGGCGAGCGAACGGAAGCCATCGCGCCACACCGAGCACTCCATTACAAGCGAACCCGCGCTTCGCACACACCAGTCGAGCAGAAGCAACTCACGCTCAGGCAGGTGCGCCATGGCTGAGACGATGCGCGACGCAAAGGGCCGTGAGATTCCACGCGAATTGGTCAAAGACATCGACCTGCTGCGCGACGACATGGTGCGGCGCTTGGTGACGCAAGCACTCGAACTGGAAGCCCGGCTCGCCGTGTTCCGTGAGCTCTGCGTTGACGAGCTCGCGGCGTTCGTGGAGCTGAGCGCAGTCAAGTACGGGGTGCACGTCGGTGGCCACAAGGGCAACGTGCAACTGCTGAGCTACGACGGCAGGTGGAAGATCCAGCGCGCCATTCAAGACCAGATCGTTTTCGACGAGCGGTTGCAAGTGGCAAAGGAGCTCATCGACGAGTGCGTCAAAGAGTGGTCCGGTGGCACTCGTCCCGAGATTCGGACGCTCGTGACGCATGCGTTCCAGGTCGACAAGGCGGGCAAGATCTCGACCGAGCGCGTGCTCGGCTTGCGTCACCTGGACATCAAGGACGACCGCTGGATCCGCGCGATGGCCGCCATCAGTGACAGCGTGCAGATCGCAAGCAGCAAAGCCTACGTGCGGTTCTACCGACGCGTGGGTGACACCGACAAGTGGCAGCAGGTTGGACTCGATCTGTCATCGGCTGAGCAACGGGAGGCGCAGTCATGAAGCGCGAGCAGTTGCGCTACAGCGACGCGGGTCGCGTCATCCCTGCGCTGTCGCTCACTCCGATCTGGTGCTGGGCCATCTTGCATTGCGGCAAGCGAATCGAGAACCGCGTTTGGTCGACGCGCTATCGCGGACCGGTTTGGCTGCACGCCGCAAGGAAGATGACGCGCGACGACTACGACGGGTGCATCCAAACCGCAGAGGAGATGTGTCGCGTGCCGCAGCTCGGACCTGACTGGGTGGATCCACCGAGTTTCGAGGACGTCGTGCGCGGCGCGTTCGTTGGATTGTTCTATGTGCACGACTGCGAACTGAACCACAACACGAAGAATTGGCGCGTGCCTGGTCAGTTTGGTTGGGCCATCGACGGCGTCGACGCGCTTTCATCACCGCTACCCGCAAGTGGTGAGCGTGGCCTTTGGTTGCCAACGCTAGAGGAACAGCGTGAGCTGTTGCTCAGGAGCCATCGCAGACACGATGACCCCGACGGCAATGTAAAGCTGCGTCAACTACTCGCGAGCGCGTATGTGGAGGAAGCAGCATGAGTAAGCGATCCACTTACGAGCTTGCCTGCGAGATCGAGATCTTCGCCGGTGCGTTGCGCCGAAGCGCAGAGAACGGTGACCACGATGTCACTATCGCGGCAGCGCAACGCATCAACGATAACTGCAACGAGGTGCTTTCACACTTCGGACTCGCGGTGGTCGACGATGAGGATGACGGTGCAATCGAAGCGCTGAACTCTCACCGGAGGATCGAGGCATGAACAAGCCGCTTGTCATGTTCGTGCTTTTTCACGATCCGGTTTCGAACGTCTGGCGCGTGGACAAGCAGACCATCCGACCCTGGTCGGTCGCAATCAAGGTCGGCGCGTTTCGCGCTAGCAAGGAGCTTGCGCTCAAGGATGTGCCCAAGGGAGCGAAGTGCCCGAAGAGCCAATCGCTCACGTGGATGCCCCAAGGCTGGAACGTGATCACGTGGTGGGTGCAGCCATGATGCTTGCAGCTTGCATCGAGCCCGCACCCATGTGTGAACCTTCTGGGATGCACGCGATCCCGCGGCGGTCGCTGCCAACAGCGTACCAAGTAGTGGTCATCGTCGCCGATCTGTTCGGCATGAACCCGATGCAACTGGTGAGCAGCGACCGTCACAAGACGGTTGCGCTTGCCCGACAGCTCGCGATGTTCATCGTTCGCCAGGAGCTCAAGCATAGCTATCCTGAGATCGGGCGTTGCTTCGGCGGCCGTGACCACACGACCGCAATGTCAGCCGTGCGGAAGATCGGGCAACTGGTCAATGCGCGGGATCCTTTCATCAGCGCGACGCTCACCGAAGCATTGGTGCGACTGACGGAGGACGTGCCGTGAGTCAGCGCCGTGCAATGCTCGCGAAGATCCATATCGCGACCAAGGACCTTGGACTCGACGAGGTCGTCTACCGTGGCCTACTCGAGCGGGTCACGGGTGAAGTGAGTGCGAGCAAGTGCACGGACCTGCAACTGCAGCACGTCATCACTGAGCTGCAGCGACTCGGTTGGCGCCCAGTCGGCGGCGCCCACCGAGTCAGCGACGATCCACAGGTGCGGAAGATCTACGCGATCTGGAACGACCTCGGTCGAAGCAAAGCGCTCCGTGATCCATCCAAGGCTGCGCTGCGTGTGTTCACCAGGAAGCGCTTCGGGATCGCGAGCCCTGAGTGGCTGAACACTCAGCAAGCCTCACAACTGATCGAGTTGCTCAAGAGCTGGCAGCGTCGCGTCAAGAGAGGGGGCTCGCTTGACGAAGTCTAACTCAGAGCGACTCACTGAGCTCGAGTACAAGGCAACACTCGATGATGCAATCGACACGTCGGTGTGGCCGGACTCGCTCATCACCATCGCAAACATCATCGGGCCCGCCGCGGCGCTTGCATTGTGCGAGCACTGTGGCGGGTTGCGTGGGTTCTATGTGGCGCACGAACCGAAGCCCAACGCTGAGTGGGCGAAGGTGATTGGGTTCGACCGCTATTCAAAACTATGCGCCGCGCTTGGTGGGCAGAAGATCGATATCCCGCGCTTCGCGTTTCGCACGCTGAAGAAGCAGACCATCCTTGAGCTCGCAAAGGATCCGACGTTGTCGAAGCGTCAGATCGCACTGCGCGCTCATGTGACCGAAGGCTACGTGCAGCTAGTGCTCAACGGCATCGAACGGGAGAACAAGCAGCTCTCGCTCTTTTCGAAACCAGGCACAGGTGAAGAATGAGCCATCTCTCCGAAGTCTTTGGCGCGTGCATTCGCTTTGACTACTGCCTGATCAAGATGCGGGTGTTTGGCTCCAATGGGGAAGCCAAGGACGGATGGTGGTATCGTCTGGATGAGCACATGACGTTCGAGCGTGGCGCGCATGTCATCATTCCCGGAGCACCCGTTCGCTCGAAGGCAGCCGCTCTGAAGCCCCTCCAAGAAGACGACTTCTGTCACTTGGTGCGGCAACCCGCCGACCCCTACTGGATCTCAACATACACGCAGTTCGGAGTGGAGCGAATCGTGGAATGGTGGAGCACATGAAGGCGCCAGATCAAGATCGAGACGAGTTTATACGAGCGTTGACGCAGCGCCTCGACGCTGGCGCCCAAGCCTACGGCGATTGTTCGTTCTCACGCAGTCCTGACGCTCTGCTTGTTGAGCTTGAGCAAGAGGCCCTAGACCTCGCGGGCTGGGGCTACATCCTCTGGAGCCGCATCCAGCGAGCGCGCGCTGCGGCTGCTGCGCTGTCGCGCTGCCACGGGTGCGGCGGATACCAGAACCAATGCATCTGCGGACTCGTTACTTGACCAATGGGCACCAGTTGCCCATTGGTCCGAGTTGCCCATTGGTCCGAGTTGCAGGAATCAGGCTCGAACCACTGAAGCCTACATGCCCAAACACAATGGGCGCACCAAAGTCCGGCTTCGTCTCGGTAAACCCCCGTAGTTCCCGGACTATCCCGCTACTTCAGCTTCGTTTCTGCCAGGCCAATCCTAGTGATTCCCCACAGCGAGTCTCCGAAGCCGCACATCACGATTCGCTCGTATCGCGTTACGGGCTGCGAAGGCCCCAAAGAACAGACCGTCACCGTCGACGTCGAGAACAAGGGCGCCTGCGAATGAGCGCGCGACTTTTTCCTCCAGTTTGAGCCACCTATGACAGGAAGCGTCCGACCCTCGCGCAGCTGATTATCAGCGCGCGAGCGTCGTGCAATAAGGGTCCGCATGAAGCAACGAGACGCTTCGCTCCGGCTTTCGGCGACGGATCTCACGTCGTTCT